CCTATATTTCCCAACGGCATTAACAGACGAAGAACTCGCAGATTTAACAACAATATAAAATAATATAAGATGAAATATTTTCGCAAGTATCAGTTTGGCTCTAAAAGTGCCGCAACCGCAAAAATCAATGCATTAGGTATTGATGAGGAAGGTAATCAAACACACAACAACGCCATCGTAAGATTAGGGAATCTTGTAGTTACACCAGCAGAGATTGACGCAGAAGGCAATGTTATTACCGAAGCCGTTTTAACAGATACCTATCACGTTGATGTTTTATGGGATGGTGAGCCAAACCCAGATTGGGATGCTCAAATGGTGTGGTGTGCGCCAATGGGTGTGCATACATTCGGCTCGTCAAGTGCCATTGCAGAGTGGACAGAGAAATGCAAGGAACTTTTCCCAGAGTACTTCCCAGAACCAGTTGAAGAAGGCATTTAAGATAATATTAATTTTAACTCTTGCCTTTTATAGTTTAAGGGGTATTTGGTTTTTGATTTATATGTACTATATCTATGAAGGAATTATCAAAGGATAGTAAGTTTAGCATAAGCATTGAAACGCTTGTTATTTTAGGTGGGGTGATTGTTACCGTTGTAGGTATGTGGTTTACGCTTCAGTCTGAAATAAGCGAAGCAAAGAAACTACCACCTTCTGAAGTATCACGAACTGAATACGACTTAAAAGATGAACTTATTCGTAGTTCTATCTTAAACATCGAAGAAAAGGTAGATGCTAATGGTGTTAAGTTAGACAAGATAGAGGAACGATTATATAATATGCAATGAAGAAGTTAGTCGTTTTGTTGTTTTTGTTTCCGGGGATAATGTTTAGCCAGGTTAAAGTTGTGCAGATTAATTCATCTTGGAACAAGCAAAATGATTTAAAACTAAACTTAAAGAATTGTCAGTACGAATACGCACTACTAGAGGACTTAAACGACAACCTTAAAAACAAAATTAAAAGTGTTCCGTTCATTTATGTTATAAAAGATGGGCATATTATTAGACAGTATCAGGGTGGCTTAAGAATGCGTTTAAATGTAACCGAAGAAGAACTTCAAGAATTTATAAATAAAATAAATGAAACTTACTAAAAACTTTAACAGGGCAGAATTTGAATGTAAAGATGGTTCACCTATGACAGAGAACCAATTTAAAAACATTCAGGAACTAGCGAATAATCTTCAGGTGTTAAGAGATGAATTAGATGAACCTATTTTTATCACTAATGCTTATCGTTCAAGAAAACACAACGAACTAATCGGTGGAAGTAAAAATTCGCAGCATTGTTTGGCTAAAGCAGCAGACATTTATGTAGAAAGTAAAACACCTAAACAACTTGCTAAAGTAATTGAAGGGTTAATAGAAGAAGGTAAAATGTCTGAAGGTGGTATAGGTATCTATTCCCGGAATAAATTCGTACACTACGATATTCGGGGCGTAAAAGCCAGGTGGAATGGGTAAGCCTTTTAAAGAAACTAAAGTAGGAAAAGTTCTACTTGGTGCAGCTTCTATTATTAATCCTACACTTGGTAGTGTGTTAGAAGGCGTTTTAAGCCCCCAGGAAGCCATTTCAGAGATAATTAAGGCTGACATACCACAAGAGGATAAAATCAAGCTACAAACGCTTATATACGAGCAGCAAGTAAAAGAAATGGAAGAGATAAGTGAAAGATGGAAATCTGACGCTTCTTCTGACAGTTGGTTAAGTAAGAATGTTAGACCACTTGTTTTAATTTGGTGTATTGTTATTTTTACTATTGCAGGAATAGTCGATAGTGTTCAGGGTATACCTTTTGAAATTAGCAGTCTTTGGAATACTACTTTTGAAAATGTTATGATGGCAGTAGTATTAGCTTACTTTGGTGGTAGAACAACTGAAAAAGCCACTAATATCTTTAAAAAGAAATGAGTAAGAAACAAACGGCAGTCGTTAAGATAGACAAGCCAAAGGTCAAAAGACCTAATGTGCATTCTAAAACCAAGTCCTCAAAACTTAAATCTTCCAAGTTGTACAAAAAAACGTACAAAGGACAGGGCAGGTAATTTTTTTTTTATATATTTGGGACATCTTGTTTATGCGTCTATAAATCACGATTCGGCAAGATTAACTAACTGACTAGAATGGGAAGCTACCAAAGTCAGACTTCAACCTAAAGCAAACGAAGGGTAGTACTACACAGGAGTAGTGGAATTGCAAACCTAATTAACCTGTTAAAATTAGGTATCTGAATGACTCTGAAGGCTTTGACGAAGTATGAGTAATTTGGATGGGTAGCATAGGGCTACCTATATCCTCTAACAACTGAAACTTTTCTAAAGTATAAATAATTAATATATACTATTATAAATAAAAAAAAATATAATACTATAATATGAAATTAGATATAAAAATAAAGCAGAATGAAAATTCAGATGAATTCTATGACATTAAATTATTTACTTATAAAGAAGTTATAGAAACTAAAGTAGATAAAGAAAACCTACGTTATTTGATAGGAAAAATAGATAACACTATCTTACCTTGAAAAAAAGAAAAAAAAGCCGTAAACAGCTTATAATAGCTTTAGATAGGGTGTTTTCTAAATACATTCGTACTAAAAATTTAAGGGACAATTTAGTTGAGTGTGTTACTTGTAAAAGAAGATACCCACTAAAGTCTATTCAAGCAGGACACTTTATGTCTAGAAGGCATTATTCTACCAGGTGGGATGAAGAAAATGTTTACCCCCAGTGTATGAAGTGTAATATGTATAGTCAGGGTGAGCAGTATTTGTTTTCAAAGTTTATAGATGAAAAGTACGGTGAAGGGTATAGTGATGTTTTACTTTTTAAGTCCCGGGAAACAGTTAAGTTTTCAGACTTTGAATTAGAAGAAATGATTGAGGACTACACAAACAAGCTAAAAGTTTTGGAAAAGAACTTATTTTGACTATATTCGCATTATGGAGAACTTTGTAGTAGTAGTTTTTTCATAGTTAATTTGAATTAGTGTTAAGGAAGAAGGGGAAGTTTACGCTTCCCTTTTTTTTATTTATTTTTTTGTTTTAAATAATTTTGTTTATATTTGAATATTGTTTAACGCTAAAACTATTAATTATGACAAGCAAAAAACTATTGACATTACAAGAAATGCATCAATTTTCTGAAAACATTTTTTATGAACTACAAGATGAAAAAATAAAAAAAGAATTGATGTTAAGCGAAGTCCAAAAACAAATTGATGAATTACCAAAGTTCTTATCTATACACTTATTTGTGTTAAGATTTAAAAGAATTATTAGAAGAATTTTTAATAATTAGAATTATGGAAAAACGATTTAATTACCTTTTTGGTATGGCAAAACATTCTTCACAAAATCCTTTGATTTACAACGAACTGAAGGAACTTAAAAAAGACATTTTAAGCTTCCCTATGCTTCGTGTGGGTGCAATGGAAAAACGCATTGAAGAACTTGAACAAGAAAACGAATTACTAAAAGCTAAACTTGAAATTAACGGACTAATCTAATGGACAAGACTAAACTACGAGAACTGTATCAGTATTACGAATTACAACCAAGTGATGTATTTAAACATCAGCACTATGTAATCCTGACAAGACAAGCGATTGACAAAATCATAGCCAAAGAACAATTAAACATCAAATACGAAGTTATTCGATGTGAACCGGAGTACTGTTGCTTTAAGGCTATCATTGAAAAGGATGGTAAACATTTAGAATCTTTTGGTTCTGCTAAATATGGTGACTTTAAAAACGGAAATAGCCAATCTTGGTATATTGCCGAAATGGCAGAAAAAAGAGCAAAATCTAGAATCACCTTAATGTCCACAGGTTTCTATGAACTTGGCGTATTTGGAGAAGATGAATCAGAAAGCTTTAAGAAAAATGGATAGATATACAATTCAGAAACTGTTTAAAGGACATTACCAGGTCATAGATGATAGAGGTGAATCCTTGTTTGAAGGTAGTATTTCTGAATGTTATTGCTATCTTCGTTTATTTGTAATGAATTTAATAGAAGAATAATGGAATTAAGCGAATGCTGCGATGCTACAAGATGGTTTGAGGAATCAGACATTTGTGGTAAGTGCAAAGAACACACAGAATTTTATACAGAAGATTAATTTTAAATATTTAAAAATGGATTTAAAAGTAAGAGGTAAGATTACCAAAATTAACAACGTACAAACTGGAACAAGCCAAAAAGGAGAATGGAAGAAAGTTTCCTTCTTATTAGACAATGGGGCAAAGTATAACAACTTATTTTGCTTTGATATTTTAGGACACGAAAAAGTAGATGACTTTTTAAAGTACAACAAAGAAGGTAAAGAAGTAGATGTCAGCTTTAATGTTAAATTGCGCGAATACGAAGGAAGATACTACACTACTTTAGATGCTTGGAAAGTATTTACTGCAAAAGAACTAACTTCGTCTGACCAACAACCAGACAGAGAAGATGATATGCCATTTTAATTAAGGGGGGCTAAATGCCCCTTTTTTAACACCTAACACTATGCTAATTGACTACACAAAAGAACTGCAACACCTGAACAAAATAAGAAAGGGTGAAATACAAGAAGGTTATAAACTAGGAATACCTGAAATAGATGAATTTTTTCGTTTTAAGAAAGCGAATTTTAATGTAATACTAGGACAAGCCAACGTAGGTAAAACATCAATGGCTTTATATTTAATGCTTTTATATTCTTTACGACATAACATTCGATGGGTAGTTTTTTCAAGTGAGAATGAACCTTATTCTATTATCCGGAAACTGATGGAATATATGTTAGCTGAACCAATTAATAAGATGTCAGATGAAGCTTACAAATACGCAGCGGATGTAGTGGGTAAGTTCTTTAAATTTATAAGTCCTGAAAAACTTTACACTTACAAGGATTTGATTAAATTAGGGGAAAGCTACAAAGCAGCTTGGGACTACCAGGGTATGTTAATTGACCCTTACAATAGTTTAATTAAAGATGCTGAAATGTCAAAAACGATAGATGGACATAGTTACGATTACCAAGCAATGACTGAATTAAGACAGTTCTGTAAAAGAAATGACATTAGTCTTTGGTTAAATGTTCACGCAGTAACAGGTTCGATAAGAATGACTCATTCTATGGGACACGAATACGCAGGTTATCCTTTACCGCCAAGCGCAGGTGATGTAGAAGGAGGGGCAAAGTTTGTGAATCGTGCTGATGACTTCTTGACTTTCCACAGATACACACAGCATCCAAGCGATTGGAATCAAACGCATATGCATATAAGAAAGACAAAAGAAACAGAAAGCGGAGGTAGACCAACACCTTTAGATAGTCCTGTTAAGTTAAGGTCTTTAAAGAATAATGTAGGCTTTGAAATAGATGGAGAAAACATTTTAGAAAAAGTCTTAAGAAACAAGAAAGAAACAAAATTTGCACAAGCTAACCTTAGAAAAGCATAAATGGACTACGAATTAAGATTTATATTTAGTTTACCACACCAGAGGGTGTGTTTAGGATGGGAGATACTTAACCCAAGTGAGGAATTTCCTTATCAGACTTTAAAACTGTACTTGTTACTTTTAACGATTGAACTTGACCTATAATGCTTCAAATTTTATCACGACATCACGACTTATGGTTAGCGTATGTAATTAGTTTTACGGTAAATCCTGATACTGCAAAAGACATAGTGCAGGAATTTTACTTAAAGATGCACGATTACGATAAGGATATTATGATAGGCGAAAAGATTAATTTCTATTTCGTCTATTTGGTTTTAAGGAATATGGTATTTGACCTAAAGAAAAAGGAAAAACGATTCTACTTTACAGAAGATTTACCTGCTTTAGAAGATGAAGAATACTTTGAAATAGACAACACAAAAAGCGAACACATTACCAGGTGGTTAAATGACCACAATTTAGATGAGTTAGATTTAGACAACACACAGAACTTAAAAAACATCTATAACGCTTGTGTATTTAACGAAGTATTCATAGAAGGTAAAAGTATTGCGGAACTATCTAGAGAAACCACAATCAGTTATTATTCGCTTTACAACACCGTTAAGATAATTAAGAACGAAATAAAACATAATTATCAGCAATGCAATTCAGAGAACTTGTAAATCTTTTTGAGTATCGTGATTTATTGCTGAAATATTTGTATAAATATGGAATTGGCTATAATGATGCTCAAGATATTATTCAAGAATTCTTTATTAAAATGATGGATTATGATGGTAAAATATATATAGGCAAAAAACCTAATTACTTATTTCTTTATACTTGTATGAAAAATGCTGCATTAGATTTTAAAAAGAAAAAATCTTTAATGTTTGGTAATATTTTATCTTATGATGTAGTGAAGAATAATAAAAAATTTGCCGAAAGATTAGAAACTATTCTGCATACTAATGAAAGTATTTTTAAATACGATAATGATGAGATAGAGGAATATGACAATAGGTTAAGATATGTATGTAAATTTTTAGATTCATCTGATGGTTTAATTTTAGATGATTTTTATTTCAATAAAAAAGATAAAAATTCCTACGATAAAAACTATTACAAAATATATAGGGCAGCCAATAAAATAAAAGAACAAATAAAACATAATTATGAAACTAGGAACGACCTTAGAGAATATATTTAGAATAACCGGGATAGCCTGGTTAGTAAAAAAGATTTGGGGGGAAGATTGCGGATGTGAAGAAAGAAAACAAAAGTTAGATAATATAAAAGTGTTCAGAAAATGAAACAAGAGAACTACGATTATTGGTCAGAATTCAGAGCAGTAGAAACAAACACCTTAACCAAAGCAGACAGAGAACTAATAGTAAAGATATTCGCAGAAGAATTAAATAAGCGTATTACTGTCGATTGTGGATGTAGTGGTAAGGTTTGGCAACAAAGAATTAACGAGATAAACAAACTTTATGACAAAGGATGATACCGATAAATACGAGAAAACTATTTGCTTATGGTTAAATGGATTTTTAGACTTTAGATTAGACTGGGTAGGTGAACAAAACACCTTTTACGATTTAATAGGCACTACACCAAAGGGTAATAAGTGCGTTATAGAAATTAAAGTAAGAAAGAAATACTACAAGGATAAGATGCTTGAGAAGTACAAATACGACAAGCTAATGTCTTTACCTGAAGATGTGGTTAAGCTTTACTATGTAAGTGACCCTAAAGGAACTTATATCTATTGGCTTAATGATATTAAGATTCCTAAAGTTGAAACGATAAGATGTCCTACTACTACAATGTGGTCAAAAGAACGCAAGGACAAAGAAGTGTACCTACTACCTGAACGCTTGGCTTCTATTGTAGAATTTGCCACACCACACACAGATTTTAAATATTAAAATATGGAAATAACAACCAATGAAATACTTGACTTATATGATATATTAAAACGCATAGATAGTTTGAATAATAGGAATATGAATAAACAAAGAATTTTTATTGGTAATCCAGATGCTACAATACATATTGATATAGTTTGTTTTGATAAATGTTGGGAAGTTTATCTGAATGATGAGTCAGTATTTAGAAGTTTATACAATGAAGATAGAATAACTGAAGCCATAGATTTAATTAGAAGAGAAGCAAAGATGAATAAGATATTTTATCAATATTCAGCAGACTAAAAAAATAATTAACTTTTTTGTTGATTAGAAATTAATTAATGTTTATCTTTGGGTATTGTTTAACACTAATACTACAAATTATGATACTTAAATTTGGTAAACACAAAGGACAAAATTTCTACGAAACACCTAAATCTTATCAGTCTTGGTTACTATCTCAAGATTGGTTTAAAATGCCTAAATCAAATATGCCACTACACCAACAGTTAAATGGTTGGGATGGACACAGTAAAAAAGGTCAAGCTATTTACGATGCTATCTTTGAGCAAGAAAAAGCCGAAAGCGATAGTATGTATTGTGATTGCGGTAATATGAAAGAGCCAAATGAAAAATACTGTGGTTGGGGTTGTATTGCTGAATTAGGCTTATAAAAATTAACAGGGGGCAGCAATGCCCCTTTTAAATCTACTACTATGAAACGACTTGCTAAATTATTTATGAAGATTCAATGGACATTCTTTGCTTTGTCTTTTGCTTACTTGACTTTTCAATTACTAACTATTTTAAGTGAACTACTATGAGAATTGAAGGAACATACGAATACGATAATGTAGAATTTGACTACAAAGCTTACATAGAAGAAGGTGGAAAAGGCGATTATTGGACACCACCTGCACCTGATACAATTTATGTTGAATTTGTAGGATTCTTACCTGATGTAGATTTAACCAACTGCTTAAAAGGTTCTATCATTGAAAAAATCCAAGAGCAAATACAGGAAAACTTATGAATACCTTACATTCATATATCTTCTTAAATTCTACTAAATACGCTTTAGATACTTTAACCAAGTGGTACGAAAAAAAACCAAACAACAAAGAACTACAAAACTTAATCAAATCTATTCAGTATATTGTAGAACACACCAATATGGTGGAACTAGAAAGACAGCTTTATAAAGACCATTTAGATTTATTAAGCGAAGAACATTTAAAACTTAAAAACGAACTAAACGAACTTTGGAATGCGAAAAAGTAGAATAACCCAGGCACAAAAGATAGCAGAACTTAAAGACCATTTAAACTTTGTAGAACAACAGTTAAGGGTACACATTCAAACCTGCGAAAGACTATTCAGATTTATTTACGAAAAAATGAACATCGATGACACACAAGATACTACCGACACAGATACACACGATAACGAACAAGAAGGGGGTAATTAAAGTTTACACCGAAAAAGAATACCAACACCTTACCTGGTGGCAATTAGTTAAACACGAACATAACATCAAAACGATATGATACTTTTATTTGACATAGATAGCTTATTGTATTCAGCTTGTTTTAATGTAGATTCTCCGGAAGAAGCTATGTTTAAGTTTGATGAAAGTTACCAAAAAGTAATAAATGACTTAGGCGAATTCTACGAGGTGGAAGAAGTTATTCCCTTTGGTTTATCTAAGAACAACTTCAGAAAGTTTATCACAAAGACATACAAAGCTAATAGGTCAAAAGAAAAGCCACAGTACTTTAGTATTTTATGTCAATATGTAGCGAAGTATTACGACCCAATACAAGCCAACGGAATGGAGACAGATGACCTGGTGGCTATCTACCGGGAAAAGATAGGTGCTGAAAATTGTATAATTATCTCAATAGACAAAGATTACAATCAGTTTCCATTCACTAAGATTTACAATTATTATAAAAAGAACTTTCAAACCTTCTCAAAAGAAGATGCTTTATATAACTTTTATGAGCAGATGATAGTAGGAGACACAGCAGACAATATTAACTTCTGCAAAGGATATGGTAAGGCATACGCTAAAAAGCTATTTAAAGGCGTTTCTACGGACTTTGGCTACAAGAAGAAGGTCTTAGGTCTATTTAAAGAAATCTATCGTTCAAAAGGTCGAGAACGATTTATACAATGTTATCACTTATTAAAATTAGGTTACCGATGAATTACTGCTCAGATTTTAAGTATGACCTGGAAGTAGGTCAAGTAAAAGAAAAAGAATTAGCGAACATATTTGAAAACGCTAAGATTGAAGTTAAGAATGATTTAGCTGCACACAAAACCGGGAACATTTTTGTGGAGTATGAAAGCAGAGGCAAAAAAAGCGGAATAGCTATAAGCCAAGCAGACTATTATTGTTTTTGTTTTAACGAATCATTTCACATTATAAAAACAGAAAACCTGAAAGAACTGTGTAGAAAATACCTTTGGTCACACAAAGACGTTCTAGGAGGGGATAATAACACAAGTAAAGGAATATTACTACCAATAGAAGACTTATGGACACACGAAGTAAAATAGCAGAAATGAAAGAAGAAAAAGAATCCTATTCAGATGCAATAGTAGAAGGTTTAATACAAGAGTACAGAATGCGTTCACTAAAAGGAATCGCTAAATACAAAACTACCTTAGAAGATAACCAATTAAGCCTTAACCAATGGTTACAACACGCTAAAGAAGAAGCAATGGATATGGCACTTTATTTACATAAAGCACAAAAACAATTAAATGGATGATTACGAATTCTGGGAACACGACTACACCTGGGACAACCCAGATAAACTATCAAGGTAAACAAGTTGAAGTCACCGAAGATAACTTTAGGGTATTTTGGGTAAGAGCGATAAATTCTATAACAATGATAAAAGACTACTAATAAAGAACTAAAATGGAAAAAGAAATACAAGAACAAATCATAGACGTAATCGAAAGACTACACCAAGCTAAAATAACAACAAAAAACAGAAAGCGAAGTAATGTAACAGCAAGAGCAGTTTATGCTAAACTATGCAAAGACATATTTCCTTATCTAACTTTGAGTAAAATAGCTGAACCAATTAACCGTGACCACGCTACTATCATTCATATGTTTAAAGCCATTGATAGTCACCTAAAGAACGATAACGAATACATTAACCTGTACAAGAAGGCAAGTGTGATAATAAACAAAGATGTAATAGCCACACAGAATGTAAAAGAAATATCTTACTTAGAGAGTTTAGAAGAAAGACTAATAAGAATGTCAAACGCTCTTATAGAAAAGAACAAAGAAATAGAACAGCTCAAAGGACAAAGAACCACAGACAAATACAAACTATTTGAAGCACTACCTGATGAGTTATTTGACACCTTTGTAGAAACAAGACTTAAACCGTACTTAAAACTAAACGGATGAAAATATTAAATCTATATGCTTGTCTTGGTGGCAATAGATACAAATGGGATGAGGTATCAGATATAGAAGTTACTGCGGTAGAATGGGATGAAGAATTAGCTAGGCTATATCAAGAACGATTCCCAAATGATAAAGTTATTGTGGCGGATGCACATCAATATCTATTAGACCATTATCAAGAGTTTGATTTTATTTGGAGTAGTCCACCTTGCCCAACTCATTCAAGAGCAAGATATTGGGGTTTTGGTGCAAATGGTAAAAAACCTATATTTCCGGATATGACATTGTACCAAGAAATAATATTTTTAGACTATCATTTTAAGGGTAAATATGTGGTTGAGAATGTCATTCCATATTACGAGCCAATGTTAAACCCAAAGAAAAGAGGCAGACATTTATATTGGACAAATTTTAATTTGCCAAATAAATTAAGTAATAGAGGTAATAAATTAAAAGAAGCTAACACAAATTCAGAATCTTTAAGTCATTATAATAGTTTCCACGATTATGATTTTACAAAGTATAATGGTGAACAATTAACCTTAAAAATTGCACGAAACCTGGTAGATTACGAAGCCGGAAAAACAATACTTGAAACTGCATTAGGAATTATAAACAAACAAAATATTAATCAAACACAATTATTTTAACTATGCCACTACCTAAAAGAAAACCAACAGAAACTAGGGATAAGTTTATTGAAAGATGTATGTCTGACAAAACAATGGTAAACGAATACCCTGACAAAAAACAACGACTAGCAATCTGTGCAGTACAATGGAAAAAACAATAAAGAAACAAAACCTATACTAATTGTATCATTAAATAAACATTATGATGAGAGATAAACAAAAAGAGTTAAGTTATAAGATAACATTCTATTGTATGGTAACAGGAATAGTATTGCTTTTTATTTCAGCACTATTAAATTTGTAAATAAATCGTTTTATAAGTATAAGTTAGTTACAACGAAAATACAACGATATGCCAAACCAAGAAAACTTAAGATACTGGAAGAAAGGCGAAAGCGGAAATCCTAATGGTAGACCTAAAGGTTCAAAGAACAGAAGCACCATAGCAAAGAAATGGTTACAAGTAATTCAAGAGGCAAAGAATCCTTTAACTTTAGAGTCAGAAGAATTAAGCCAAGAAGATTTAATTACTTTGGCATTACTTAAGAAAGCTGCTAAAGGTGATGTAAACGCATACAAAGCATTAATGGATAGTGGCTATGGTTCACCTGTTCAACAAGTAGAACAAACTATTTTAGAACAACCTTTATTTCCAGATGTTCCAAAGGACAACGGCAACAAATAAAATACTTGCGCTTAACAAACGCATTAAGATAATTCAAGGTGGAACTTCGTCTTCAAAGACATTTTCCATCTTGGCTATTTTAATAGACAAAGCTATTAAGAATCCTGACCTGGAGATAAGCGTAGTAGCCGAATCTATTCCACACCTGCGCAGGGGTGCATTTAAAGACTTCCTTAAAATCCTAAAGTGGACAAATAGATACCAAGATGACCAACTAAACAAATCACTTTTAAAGTACGAATTCAAAAACGGAAGTTATATAGAATTCTTTAGTGCTGACGATTCAAGTAAGTTAAGAGGTGCTAGAAGGGATATACTGTTTTTAAACGAAGCTACGGCTATTTCTTTAGATGCCTATAACGAACTATCAATACGGACTAAAAAGTCTATCTACATTGATTACAATCCATCTAATGAATTTTGGGTACACACCGAACTAATCAACCAAGAAGATTCGGACTTTATCATTCTTACCTACAAAGACAACGAAGCACTAGACCAGGGAATAGTAGAACAAATCGAAAAGAACAAAGAGAAAGCAAAGACTTCTTCTTATTGGGCGAATTGGTGGAATGTTTATGGACTTGGACAAGTAGGTTCTTTAGAAGGTGTGGTTTTTTCTAATTGGCAACAAATCGACACTATTCCACCTGAAGCAAAACTAGTAGGTATAGGTTTAGACTTTGGGTACACTAACGACCCTACGGCTATTGTTGAGGTGTACAGTTGGAACGGAAAAAGAATAGTAAACGAATTAGTCTATCGAACAAGAATGCTTAATTCAGACATAGCGAAAGAACTACCTAAAGGCACTATCATTTATGCGGATTCAGCAGAACCTAAATCCATAGACGAAATCCGGAGATATGGTATCTCGATAAAGGGCGTAACAAAAGGAAGGGATAGTATCAATTACGGCATTGACATAATGCAGACACAAGAATACCTGGTAACAAAGAATAGTCAGAATCTAATCAAAGAATTAAGGGCGTATTGTTGGGACACAAACAAAGTAGGTCAAAGACTAAACAAACCAGTTCCGCATTTAGACCACGCCATTGATGCTCTCAGGTATCACGAAATGGAAGCACTAGGGATGAAAGCCAATTACGGAAAATACGCAGTTCGTTAATCTAGTTTAAAAATCAAAATAAAATCGTTTTATAGTTATGGAAGTTAAGATAACCGTACCAGATAGTCTTAAGGATATTCCTTTACACAAATACCAAAGATTCCACAAGGTATTAGAAGTAAACAAGGATGCGTCTTTTGATGACTTATTTATTCAAGAGAAAATCTTACAGATATTCTGTGATTTGCCTTTAAGTGATGCTATTAAATATAGAAAGACAGACATAGATAAGATTACTGAACTAATATCTAAAACACTTGAGCAGAAACCTAATCTAGTTTTAAGCTTTAAGTTAGGAGATACTGAATTTGGCTTTATTCCAAAGTTAGAAGATATGACCTTTGGCGAGTATATCGATTTAGACAATAGCATAGGAGACGTACAGAACTTACACAAGGCAATGGCGGTTTTATACAGACCAATAAAACAAAAGATAAAAGACAAGTACTTAATAGAAGAATACAGAGGGGATAACTATCACGAAGCAATGAAGCACACGCCAATGGATGCGGTAGTTAGTTCTATGCTTTTTTTTTGGAATTTAGGAATCGAATTGTCGAAAGCTATGATAGTTTATTTACAGGAGGCGGAGGACTTGACTCAAGAGCAAATTTCGGTGCTAAATGGGGATGGTATCAATCAGTATATGCACTTGCAGATGGAGACGTTACTAAATTTGAAGAAATAACAGAACTGAACGTTAATACTTGTTTATTGATGCTGACGTTTAAAAAAGAAAAGGCTGACATAGAAGCACAAGAACTAAAAAGAAAAATGCGATGACATATAGAGGGATACAATCGTTTTACGACTTAACCACCAAAATCAAAGACATCTTACAAGCAGATGAAAATACCAACACGGTAACTTTTGGAGATATTACGGAGGTAGACTTAAACAAGCAGACTATCTTCCCTTTGTCGCATATAATCATAAACAGCGTTACAGATAATGGACAGACTTTATCGTATAATATTTCGGTTATGGCTATGGACATTGTGGATACAAGTAAAGACGCAACGACTGATATATTTGTGGGAAATGATAATAGGCAAGATGTATTAAACACACAACTATCGGTATTAAATAGAATGCATCAAAAATTAAGAAAAGGCACACCACACCAAGATGGTTATCATTTAGAAGGTAGTGCTTCACTTGAGGCGTTCTTTGATAGATTCGAAAATGAGTTAGCAGGATGGGTGAGTACGTTTGACGTAGTTACTATGAATAATATTGATATATGCAACTAGATAACTTTAAAAAGGCTTTAGAGGAATTTAGGGACAAGGTTATAAAAGAATCTAAGTCTAACTTGCAGCGTTTAGGTAAAGGTGGCGGTGATTTAGAAAACAGCATTAAACCAGGGCAAGTAAAAGTTACTGATAGAAGTTTGCAGTTTGAAATAGAAATGGCTTACTATGGAACATTCCAAGATAAAGGTGTTCAGGGTAAGTCTAGTAATAGTAAAGCACCTAGAAGTCCTTATAGATTTGGAACAGGCACAGGGATAAAAGGAGGACTTACACAGGGAATAGATAAGTGGGTAAGAAAGAAAAGATTTCAGTTCCGGGATAAAAAGACAGGTAGGTTTTTAAGCTATCAGTCTACTGCTTATTTAATTGCTAGAAGTGTATATCAAACCGGGATAAAACCTAGTTTATTTTTTACTAAGCCATTCGAGAAATACTCTAAAGGATTACCTAACGAATTAGAAAAAGCATTCGCTCTAGATATGGAAGCATTCTTAAAATTCACTACTAAACAACAGTTAAAAGACTATCCAAATGGCTAAGATAAATGTAAGAAGTCCTTATTTCGTTTCTACCAATCAATCGGGTATGGTATCGGCTTCTATTGATATATATATTTACACAGGGGTACAAACAACAGACAGACCTGCTGACCCAACTTATACTTTATCGAGTAACGCAGAACTTGGTAGGGTAGATTTTGAAATATCTGAACTTGTTAAGGACTATATGAATATGGAACTTGACTACTCTAACACTTCTACGATTGAGAATAATGTTTGGGTAGATTACCAGGTAACAAGATATTTTGTAAATACTTCAAGTACTTTATCGATAGTACAACTTACTGCGTTTTATGGGTACGGATATATTACAGATGGTGCTAATCCACAGATAGGAACAACGGCAGGACTAATAACAAATAGACACATAGTTAAAAACGCTGACGATGTTTTATATTTCCCGGTAGATAATTCTTTTAATGGCACTACGATAGAATTTAAAAAGGATGGTTCTTTAGTTAATAGCGTTACTATTTCAAGTACTTCTAATTCTTATGACCAGGTAGAATATTTTTCTAACACAGGGACAACAGATAACGTAGATGAAATTATAGTTACCACAGGGGTAAAGGTTCAGAACTACACAGTAGAGAATATAGATGAATGTTTAGACACACCTTACAGACTAACATTTGTAAATAGATATGGTGCTTTGCAAAGTCTAACGATGTTTAAGAAGTCAGTTAAGAATATGACTACTAACGTATCTTACTTTAAAAGAAACATCATTGAGAATGCTGCTTATAATTTAGGGGATGCTCAAAAATCAATCGTTAATAAGAACGCTAATGAAACATTGACTTTAAATAGTGGTTTCTACCCTGAAAACAATAATGATGTCTTTAAAGAATTGTTTTTAAGCGATTATGTTTGGATAGATTACGAATCAAACGAAATACCTTGTAATATTTCTTCAAGTAGTTTTACTTACAAGACAAGCCGGAATGATAAACTAATTAACTACACCATTGACATAGAATTTGCAAGTGATGTAGTACAAAATATTCGATAGATGCAGATAGTTCAGCTATATGTAGAAGGTGAGCGTGTAGATATGTTTCAAGACGAAAGCATTACTATTTCAGATAGTATCGCTAACGTAAAAGATATATCTAAAATCTACACAACCTATTCAAGACAATTTACCCTACCTGCTTCTAAAACAAATAACAGAATATTCAAACACTACTATAACTTTGACATAACAGAAAATACTTTTGACGCAAGGTTTAGAGTAAGTGCGTATTTGAACGTAAACGGCATAAGATACAAAGATGGCAAGTTAAGATTAAGTGGTGTAAAGTTAAAAGACAACCAAGCGGATTCTTACCAGGTTACTTTCTTTGGTAATGCCATTACTTTAAAGGATAAGTTTGGAGAAGATAAGTTAGCGGATTTAGTAGGGGGTACTTATGGATTAAATAATTATGACCACGACTACGACAATACAACGGTAAGAAATAGTTTCAATAATTCTACACCTTTATTTAGTGGTGATATTAAGTATAGTTTTTTATCACACACAAGGGTGTTTCAATTTGATGGAAGTGACACTACAACTTCTACTGGTGGTGCAAGTGGTAATGACAGATACGTTACTTACACAGACCTAAAGCCTTCTATTAGATTAAAGGCGATTATAGACGCAATAGCTGAAAAGTATAGTCTAGACTTCAGTCAGTATTTTTGGAATACGGCTTATTTTAAGAATCTGTATATGTGGCTTCATAAACAAGCAGGTGGAATGACTCAAGCCGAAGGTAATAGGCTTACTAGTTACTTTGCAGATAGTTCTGTTTGGACTACACTAGGAACAGACCAAAGGATATTTCCCGGGGGATATTTACAAACCTTTGGAACAGAACAACCTAACATAAATTTACGAAGAAGATACATAATAGAAGATTTTATAGTTACTGCACCTAGTGTAGATTATACTTTAGAAATTAGAGAAGGGGGTACTGTAAGGTTTAGAGGAACTGCCACAGGGACTAACACTTTCACAGTAGATGAAGTTTTAGGAGGAACACAAGCACACTATTTAAATTTTACTATAATTAGTGATTCAGTATTTACACCAACAAACCAACAAATTAAAATAAGGGAGCAATATTGGAATAGTTTAAACCAATGGGCAGATAGTACTTTAATTACTTATAATTGTGCATCCGGTGCAGTAACACAAACAGTAAGCGTAGCAGAACAGATGCCTGAGATGAAGGTCTACGACTTTGTAATTAACTTGTTTAAGATGCACCTTTTAACTTCTTCTATAACTACGGAGTTAAACGGAGACGAAACAATAGAAGTACTTCCTTTAGTAGATTATTATTCGACAGGTACAGAACACGACATCACAAAATACATAGACGTAAAAGAAACACAAGTAGAACGACTATTACCATACAAAGAAATTAACTTTTCTTACAAGGGTAGAAAGACTGCGCTTATTACTGCTTACAATGAGGCATTTCCGAATAACAAGTTCGGTGACTTGAATTGGAACGCAGGAACAGATGATATGGATGGTGAAAAGTTTTCTGTGGAGTTAGGCTTTGAGCATTTGTACTTTGAAAGACTTTATTCTTCAGGAGGCGCACAAAGTAATGTACAGAATGGTTTATTTATAAATAAAGACCTTGAACCAGTTGTAGGTTTACCTTTGATTCATTGCATAGTAGAAAGAAATCCTAGTGGACATTTGAAATGGAACAATCCAAGCATAGCACCTACTACTTTAACGGCTTATAACGCACCTACTAACATAGACGCAAATAACAATTCTATTCATTGGGGTGCGCAGTTAAACGAATGGGATGAAGGACAAGAGGACAGAAGTCTTTATAATAGATTTTATTCAGATTACATAAGTTCTATATTTCAAGTAAGTGCTAGAAAACTAACTTACAAAGCCTATTTACCTTTAGGGGTGTTATTGACTTATAAATTAAAAGATAGATTTAGAATAGGTAAACATACCTTTAAGATAGATTCTATAAACACTAATTTACAATCACAAGAAAGTACTTTAGTTTTATATAATGAACTGCCTTCACTTTGGAATCCTAATAAAAGAGCAAACCTAACAGAAACAGTAAACGCAGGAAGAACTGAAAATGTAAGACTTGGTTCACCATCACTTCCTGCTTATGTGAAATTAGAATGGGACAAGGTAGACAACGCTACTGAATATTTTATGTATGCCAATGGTGAATATATCGCTAAAGTCGTTCCAAGTGGTAGTAAGTTAGAATCTTATGAATTTACAACACTAGACAAAACTGTAAGTAATATCTTATCTGTTCAGGCGTATTTTGGAACGGTAGGGGCATTTAATGGATTAGTAACACCTTTAGTATCAATAGCAGGATGATAAAAACAATATTAGATGGACTTCAGTACGATGTAAGCGGTGAATATATAGACATCGCTAAAGGCAAGTACAAGTTAGAAGAAACACTACAAGAAGCACTAACTACAATTAAGAAAGAATGGCGCAAGAAGTAATATTAAACGTAAGGGCTAATACCAAAGAAGCTGAAAACAGCTTAAAAAGTGTTAATAGCGAAATAAAAAACACACAGCAAGTAAGTGGTGAACTAACCGGGTCGTTAGATAAGATGACTGGTGGTGCTATTACTAAGTTTACTGCGTTTAAAGGCACTTTAAAAGGTGTTACAGGTGGTTTTAAATCGTTAAGGGTAGCTATACTAAGCACAGGAATTGGTGCGCTTATATTAGCGGTAACGGCTTTAACTGCTGCGTTTACCGGAAGCGAAGAAGGTCAGAATAAGTTTGCCAAAATAATGGGTGTAATAGGTGCATTAACAGGCAACCTGGTAGACTTATTGGCAGATTTAGGTGAGGGTATTATATCTGTATTTGAGAATCCTAAACAAGCTTTACTAGATTTTAAGGATTTACTTGTACAAAACATAACTAATAGATTTAATTCTATTCTTGAAACTGTTGGTTATGTAGGTAAGGCTATCAAATTAGTCTTTGAGGGTGAATTTTCTAAGGCATTAGACGTAGGAAAGAAAGCAGCTAGTAGTTTAGTAGATAGTTTTACAGGAATACCTAACACAATAGACAGAGCAACAGAAGCCACTAAAGGATTTATTAAAGAACAAATAGAAGAAGGAAAGGCTGCTGCTAGTGTAGCCGATATGAGAGCTAAGGCTGACAAAATAGAACGCCAATTAATTGTAGACAGGTCAAAACTAGAAAGCGAAATAGCATTACTTAGATTAAAGTCTAGACAAGAAGATGAATTTACTGCAAAAGAAAGAAAACAAGCGTTACTAGATGCTCAAGCATTAGAAGAACAATTATTAGCACAAGAAACTGAATACTTAGAACTAAGACGAGATGCGCAGGTCTTAGAAAATACCTTTAGTCGTAGTAATAAAGAAAACTTAGATAAAGAAGCACAAGCAATAGCTGAAGTTAATAGGGTAGTAGCAAGACGAGCAGATGCTGCTAGGTCTACACAAAGAGAACTTAATAGGGTATCTAAGGAAATAGAAAGAGATGAACAGGCTAAAGCGAAAGAAGAACAGGCTAAAATAGACGCTGACATAAAGAAAGAGCAAGATAGACTAGCTGCTATTCAAAAAATTCAAGATGACTTTAGAACAAAACAAGAAGATAGAGATGTTCAGTCTGCTCTTGAAAAAGTACAATTAGAGGAAAGCAGAAAACTAGCTGAACTAGATAGATTAAATGCAACTGAAGAAGAAAAACAATCTATAAGGGACTATTACGCTAAAGAAAAGTTAGTGGCAGAAGCTGCCGACACACAAGCATCGATAGAATTGTCTAATAAAGAGGCTGATGCTAAAAGACAAAACCTTGCTGCGGTAGGAAATGCGCTGTCAAGTTTTGCGTCTCTAGTAGGTGAACAAACAGGGGTAGGGAAAGCTGCTGCTATTGCTGCTACTTTGATTAGTACTTATCAATCTGCTCAAGATAGTTATAAATCATTAGCAGGTATTCCTATTGTCGGCCCGGTATTAGGTGCTGCTGCCGCTGCCGCTGCCGTTGCGTCTGGTTTTAAACAAATACAAGCAATTAAAGCTACTAAAGTGCCAAACGACAGAGGTAAGTCTAATGTCGCTACCCCTGGTGCAAGTTCTGTGACTGCTGCTGCACAAGCACCTTCTTTTAATGTAGTGGGTGGTGGTGCTACAAATCAGTTAGCAGGGTTATTAGCAGAAGAAACACAAAAACCAGTTAAGGCTTATGTGGTGAGTAACGAAGTAACAACGGCACAAAGTTTAGATAGGAATATCGTTGAAAGTGCCACTTTAGGGTAAAATACAAAAACACAAACTTAATCGTTTTATAGATATGCGCATTATAGAATTAATAATAGACGAAGAACAAGACAATGGTATTGATGCTATTTCTATTGTAGAGCATCCTGCTATTGAAGAAAACTTTATCGCACTTAACCAAAAGAAGGAATACAAGTTCCAGGAAGTAGACAATGAGAAACGTATCTTAATGGGTGCGTTACTTGTGCCTAATAAGGCTATTTACAGAAAAGACGATAAAGAGGACTATTATATTTACTTTACTAAAAAGACCATTAGAAAGGCTTCAGAATTATTCCTACAAAAAGGCAATCAACACAATTCAACCTTTGAGCATTTATACAAAATCGATGGACTTACTTTAGTTGAAAGTTGGATAGTAGAAGATAAGGAAAAAGATAAGTCTGCTTTATACGGAATGGATGTACCTGTTGGTACTTGGATGGGAAGTGTTAAGGTAGATAACGAAGAAGTATGGAACGACTATGTTAAGACCGGGGTAGTTAAAGGTTTTTCTATTGAAGGATTCTTTGCAGAGAAAGAAGAATTATCTAAAGAAATAGAAGCAGGTCTTCAGTTACTAGAGATAAAACAAGAACTTCTAAGATACGAACTACAAACTTATAGCGATTACCCTGTCGCAGCTAGAAACAACGCTAAGAGAGCGTTAAAATGGGTAGAGAAACACGGATGGGGAAGCTGTGGTGAGGCAACCGGGAAGAAAAGGGCATCGATGTTAGCTAGTGGAATGCCACTTAGTCGTGATACTATTGCGAGAATGGCAAGTTTTAAAAGACATCAGCAGCACAAAGATGTTCCTTATTCAGAAGGATGTGGTGGTTTAATGTGGGATGCCTGGGGAGGAAGTGCAGGAATTAATTGGGCAATCAGTAAACTAAAACAAATAGACAATGAGTAAAAGGGGATGCTATTGTAAAGACACTAATACTTATCACATAGATTGTTGTGATGGTAGTCTTTGGGCGCAGGGTATCGGTGTAGATAGAAAGAGTCAGTTTTATTTAAGACAAGAAAGTAACGATTTAATCTTGCAAGAGAATAACAAAAAAATACTTCTATAATGGATAAAAAAATATCACAATTAGGCGATGCTTCTGCTTTACAAGGTGATGAGACATTTCCTATCGTACAATCAAGCACAACAAAGAAAGCCACATTACATCAAGTTAAAAACTACATTGTAGCACAGCATTTAACTGCTCAAGCCGATGTAGATGTAGATTTGGGAAGTTACACGACTGTCAGAATGTTTAAGTTTTCTTGGACTGGCGGTAATGGAACTGCGATTTATACTTTACCTGATGCGACCACAAATACAAATAGATTGATTAGGTTTATTGCAGATAGTTCTTTTACAAGTTCGAAGCACGTTGACTTAACACCTATTGATGGGCAAAATTTAGATGGTAGTTCATCGGCTTATAGAATAAACAAGGACTACGAAGGCATCGCTATTTGGTCAGATGGTGTAGAGTGGTTTATAATTCAGAAGAAAGCCTAAAAGGTGACACAAAAAGTAAATTATACATACATACCGTTTGTCACTTTTTTTGAAAATGCAAAATAATTTAATCAATCGTTTAATTAATAAATAAGTTTTTTATGAAACCAACTGAAATGTTAAAGCGAATCCAAACGCTTCTAAACACCAGGGTTGAACTTGAAGACCGAAAGTTAGATAATGGTACTGTTATTTTTGCGGATGAATTCGCAGAAGGGCAGCCAGTATTTATCGTTACTGAAGATGAGCGTATTCCTATGCCTGTCGGAGAGTATATGATGGAAGATGGTTCAATGCTTGTAGTAGAAGAAGAAGGAATAATCGCATCAATCAACGCTGCTGAAGAAGTAGTAGAAGATGAAGTCGAAGAAGTTGAGCAAGAAGTAGTAGAAGAAGAAATGAGTGAAGTTAAAGAACCTAAGAAAGTGGTAGAAAGTACTGTTATTGAAACACACTTTTCTGAGGAACAAAAATCTGAACTTGTTGAAGCTATTCTTTCTAGTGTAAATCCTTTAATCGAGGAACTACAAAACAAAGTGACTGAATTAGAAGCTAAACTTTCTCAGGAAGTAGAGGTAGTAGAAGAAAAAGTAGAAGAAAATCTTTCTGCTGAAGTAAAAGAAGAAAAACTTTCAAAAACCTTCAAGCATAGTCCTGAAGTAAAAGGTGAAAAAGTAACACCAAGATTTAATAACGCTCGTGCTGCTAATACAACTTTGCAGAGAGTATTTCAACGTATTTCAAACAAATAACAAATAAAAACCAATTAAAATGAGTAATAAAGTAAATTTACGAGACATTACACCAGGTGGTTCAGGTACTTCTGTTGCTAGTCCTATCACCACTACCTATGAAGGTGCTTTTGCAGGTGAGTATATCGCAGCAGCTATTCTTTCCGGGAATACACTTGCTAACGATGTAATCACTATTAAACCGAATGTTAAATACAAGCAAGTAGTTAAGAAACTTGACTGGGGTAGCCTTGTAGCAGATGCTACTTGTGACTTTTCTTCTTCTTCAGATGCGATTACTTTAAGTGAGCGTGTTCTTACTGTTGAGGAATTCCAAGTAAACCTACAAATGTGTAAAGCAGATTACTATTCTGACTATATCGGTTCAGAAATGGCTATGAGTGCTTACGCTGACCTTCCTGCTTCTTTTGCTGATTTCTTAATCGCTCAAGTTGCTGCTAAAGTTGCTGAAGCTGTTGAAGTTTCACTTTGGCGTGGGGCTACTGCCACAGCAGGTCAATTTGATGGTTTCACTACTATCTTAGAAGCAGGTACTACTAACGATGTAACTGCTACTACTGTAACTGCTGCTAACGTAATTGACGAATTAGGAAAAATCGTTGACGCTATTCCTTCTTCTGTTTACGGAAAAGATGACCTTTACATTTATGCATCACAGAATATCGCCAGAGCATACGTTCGCGCTCTCGGCGGTTTTGGTTCTATCGCTTCTAACGCAGGTGCTAACGGGGTTGACAACAAAGGTACACTTTGGTATGGTATGGGTAACCTTGCTTTCGATGGTGTTAAAATCTTTGTTGCTAACGGATTGGCTGACAACACAGCAGTAGCTGCTCAGAAATCTAACTTGTTCTTCGGAACTGGACTTTTAGAAGACCACAACGAAGTACGTTTGATTGATACTTCTGAAACTTTGGGTGACCAAAACGTAAGAATGATTTTACGTTACACAGCAGGTGCGCAAGTAGGAGTTACACAAGATTGTGTACTTTACAACTAATATTTAACTATTAATCATAGAAAGGGGTGGGCGCAACTGCCCACCCTTTTTTATTTAAAACATAAAACAAAATGGCGTGTACTTTAACAACCGGGCGTGAATTACCTTGTAAGGATTCAGTAGGTGGTATTAAAGCGGTTTATTTGGCTGACTATGGCACTTTAGGTGCTTTGACAGTAACTTCAGGAGAAGTGACAGCAATCGCAGGAACACCAGACCTATTTCAATTCGATGTAAAAGGAAATTCAAGTCTTGAACAAGCGATTACAAGTAGCCGTGAGAACGGAACTACTTTTTATGAGCAAACCTTAAACCTTACTCTTACTAAATTAGACCTAGAAACACAACAAGAAATCGTAACTATTGCCAAAGCAAGACCACACGTTTTTGTAGAGGATTACAATGGAAACTATTTCCTAGTAGGTGCTGTTCACGGTGCTGATATTTCAGGGGGTACTATCGTTACAGGTGCTGCAATGGGTGACTTAAGCGGATTCACTTTAGTGTTTTCTGCTCAAGAAACACTTCCTGCGTACTTTGTAGATGCTGCCGTAGTAACTGGCAACGTAGAACCTACACAGATTCAACCGTAATTAGATTAAAAACAATCTAACAAAATTAAGCCATCTTTTATAGGTGGCTTTTTTTTTAGGCAAAATTCAAAATTAAGTCGTTTTATAAGTATGAAGATTTTAACGACAAGTACTTCAGCGCAAACGCTTAAAATTATACCTAGAGAATATCAATCTAATATAGATGTTATTTTAAGGCACAGTAGTACAAATGAATCAACGACTTATTCGGTTGCTACTTCTACGAGTGGTGATTATATGACTTTTGACTTAACTTTGTCGTTAGTAGAGAATAGATTTTACGATATGACTTGTAAGTTTGGTAGTAATGTGATTTACAAGGATAAGATTTTCTGTACTGACCAGGTAATAGCGGACTACACAGTAAATAAAAATCAATATACTACCGAAAACACATACGATAACGATTACATCATATTATGAGTATAAAAATAGTTGAATTAGCATCTTATACTGCCCCAAAAATCACAGAGAATAAGAAGGATGAGTGGGTTAATTATGGCGCAGATAATAACTATTATCAGCATCTTATAGACCTTTACAATTCTTCACCTACAAATAACGCTGCTATTAACGGAATCAGTCAAATGATATTTGGTAGAGGGTTAGATGCTACGGATTCATCGCAGAAGTTGGAAGAATACGCAATGATGAAGTCTTTGTTTACTGATGACTGCGTTAGAAAACTATCTTACGACTTAAAATTAATGGGGCAATGTGCTATGCAAGTAGTTTACGACAAGCCACATAAAAGAATTATAGAAGTTGCACACTTTCCAATAGAAACTTTAAGAACCGGGAAAGCAAACGAAGAAGGCGAAATAGATTCTTATTACTATTCTTCGGATTGGTCAAGTAAGAAACCTTCTGAAAAACCTATTCGTTTTAGTGCTTTTGGTACTTCTAAAGATGAAATAGAAATTCTTTGCGTTAAACCTTATCGTGCAGGGTATTATTATTATTCACCTGTGGATTACCAGGGTGGACTTCAGTATGCTGAGCTAGAAGAAGAAATATCTAACTATCACCTAAGCAATATCAAAAATGGTCTTGCCCCTTCTATGCTTATTAATTTCTCGAATGGTGTTCCTGATGAAGAAACACAAGAAATGATAGAAAGAAAGATTAAGCAGAAGTTTAGCGGAACAAGTAACGCAGGTAAGTTTATACTTTCATTTAACGATAACGTAGATTCTCAAGCTAGTATAGAAACTGTTCAGCTATCGGATGCACATAATCAGTATCAGTTTTTATCTGACGAATCAATGCGCAAGATAATGGTAGCGCATCGGATTATTTCACCAATGTTATTAGGCATTAAAGATAACACAGGACTTGGAAATAACGCTGATGAGTTAAAGACTGCTTCTATCTTATTCGATAACACAGTTATTAGACCATTTCAGGAACTTTTACTATCTGCTTTCGATAAAGTACTAGCTTTTAATAATGCTTCATTAAATCTATATTTTAAGACCTTACAACCACTTGAATTTGTAGACTTGGAAAATGCTTTAACAAAAGAACAAGTAGAAGAAGAAACAGGTCAAAAGTTAAGTAGTGATGAAGATATACCTGAAGACTTACAAGCATTTTTAGATTTAGGGGAAACGGAAGAAGATTTAGGTGATTGGGAACTTACGGATTCTCGATATGTAGACTACGAAACAGAAGAAGCTTTAGATGCTGAAATACAAAAACTAAATGAAGGTAAAACATCGCTTTTATCTAAGTTATGGAACTTTGTAAGTAGTGGTAGTGCAAGACCAAACAGAAAAAGTGAACAAGACAAAGAAATAGAAGGCGTAAAATACAAGGTTCGTTATAGATACGATAGAGGAAAACCATCTGAATCCGGGAAAGAAAGAAGATTCTGCACGGTAATGACTAGAGCAAATAAATTGTATCGTAAAGAAGATATTATATCAATGGAAAACAAAGCTGTGAATCCGGGATGGGGTGTAGGTGGTGCAGATACTTATTCTATTTGGTTATATAAAGGCGGTGGTAATTGTCACCATAGATGGCGTAGAGAAACTTATAGATACGTTGGTGAAGGAATTGGTAGTATTGGTGCTTCGGAACAAATAACTACGGCACAAGGCGAGAGTGAAGGTTATAGAGTTAGAAATCCTAGAGAAGTTTCTATGATGCCTACTGATATGCCAGGTGAAGGATTTGTAAACAAATAAGATATGGCTACTGCGTTATTTATAAAAAGAGAAGATTTAGTAAGAAATAGCATTTTAGATGGGAATGTAGATACTGATAAGTTTATTCAGTTTATCAAAATTGCCCAACAGATGCACATTCAAAACTATTTAGGTACTGACCTTTACAATAAGATTAGTGATGATATTATAGCAGGAACTTTGTCAGGTGATTATTTAACCCTGGTAAACGATTACATTCAGCCTATGCTTATTCATTTTGCTATGGTAGACTATTTACCGTTTGCAAGTTACGAATTACGAAACGGAGGGTTATTTAGACATAGAAGTGAAAACGCAGATAATCCTACAAAAGAAGAAGTAGACTTTCTTACACAAAAGCACAGAAACTTTGCTGACTTCTATACTAGAAGGTTTATAGATTATATGATGTACAACAATAATTTATTCCCGGAGTATAACACAAATTCTAACGAAGATATGAATCCGGATAAAGACGCAAACTTTGTAGGATGGGTGTTGTAAAATATAAAGTTAAACCAATCAACTTAAAAAAGTTGGCTGAATACTTAAAGAAGAAGAAAAAATGAATCTAACTGATTTAAAAATATACGCACTTAACGCATCTGTATTAGCAATTAACTTCACTAACATAGAATTAGGGTTAAAGATTATTTTAACTATTGTAGCGATTGGCTATACTGCGCATAAGTGGTACTTAATGGTAAATAAGAATGACTGAATACTCTAGTAACACTTGTGCTAACAACACTTGGGGTGTAGAGGTAATAATCACATTTAAAGAAAATAAAAATGATTGACGAAAAAGGATATGGTGCTATCTATGGTTCTACTTGGTGGGGGACTGATAGTGGTCTGTTAAATTCTATTTATTGGGGTGATATTTACTGGTACATTCAAGCGGTTGCAGCGTTAAAGGATAGGGCTTATGAAGATGGAGGATATACAGAAGGTTTTGAGTGTGCAGTAACTGATTTAAGGGTGTTTCCTGAAGCAGATTTAGGCAGACAATTATTTGATGCTTACGATGCAAGGTGTGAGGCGGCAAGTGGAGATACAGAGGCAAGAGTTTGTACCATTAACGAATTAAACGATTTATTATGAGTTTGTACAATGACGCAAGTTTAGCGATGATTCCATCTGCGGTTAAGGATGGGAAATTATATAGCATTAGACCAACGGATGGGAGCGGAGATTTTACGTTTTCAAGAGGTTCTAATTTAGCGGCTACAAGGGTTGATGTTAATGGTTTAATTGAGAAGGGGAGAGAGAATCTTTTGTTGCAGTCTAATCAGTTTGATACGACTTGGACACTAAACACAGCAACATTAACAAGCGGGCAGACTGGCTACGATGGTAGTTCTGATGCTTGGGAATTAGATGCTTCCGCAAGTGGTTCTTATGTGCGGCAAGTCATAAGTAAAGGTGGAGTTCATTCTTTTAGTTTTTATGCAAAAGCGGGAACAACGGATTTTGTTTTACTTTTAACGTTAGGTGGGGGAAATTCTTTTTTTAATTTAACTACTGGAGTAGTTGCTACTAATAGTGGCTTAATTTCAGCAAATATAGAAAGTGTTGGGAGTGGTTGGTATAGGTGTTCAATAACGCAAAATTCATCAATTTCTGATTGTAGATTATACCCAAGTAATTCTGGAGGGAGTAGTGCTGGCTCAATCTATATCCAAGACGCACAATTAGAGGTTGGTTTAGTTGCCACAGATTATATTGAATCCACAACAACAACTGCGGTAAGTGGTATCACAGAGGATTTACCAAGATTGGATTATAGTGGTGGGGCGAGTTGTCCAAGTTTGTTGCTTGAGCCGCAGAGAACAAACTTGTTTACTCAAAGTGAGTATTTTAATAGTGTAGATTGGACAAAAACGGCAATAAATGTAACGGATAATGCAGTAACATCTCCAGAGGGTATTGCAAATGCTGCGAAATTGGTTGAAACAACTGCAAACTCTGTTCATCAAATAAATCAGTCGCATTCTTTAAGTGGAAACGATTATTCATTTTCGGTTTTTGTAAAAAAAGCAGAACGCAGATATGTTTCTTTAGTTTTTTCTGATTTCACAAGATATTTATCTCAATATACTTTTGATTTAGAAGATGGTGTATTAACCAATAGTTTTGATTATGGCGGTGTTACATCAACATTTGTTCCCGAAGATTATGGAAACGGGTGGTATAGATTGACTCTTTCATCAAGTTACGCTTCTTGGAGCGGTGCCATTATACCAAGATTTTATATTGAAAATACTGCGACACCTTCGCAACCTACCGCTAATAATTATGTAGGAGATGGCACAAGCGGAGTTTATATTTACGGATTCCAACTCGAGTCTGGCAGTTACCCCTCATCGTACATACCTACTTATGGGAGTGCCGTAACGAGAAGTGGAGATAATTCAAACACTATTGATGTATCATCTCTTGGTGTTACGACAAATTACACCTTGTTTTATGAAATAAGTGATTTTAATGTTACCGCAAATTCTACTTGGGTTAGCCAAACTAGTTCTAATGGTCCAGCATTAGCGGCTTATGGTAACACTATGATTATATGGGTAGATGGAGGTTTTTGGTATCCTTTTGGTCACGGAGCATCGGGAGTTGGTTCTAATACTAAAAAAGCCATTACTTATGATGGAGTTAAGGTTCGGGCATATGAGGATGGTGTTCTTGTAGGCACAAGAGATGCTGATAAAAACCGATGGGATAACTTAACGGACTTTGATATGACTGATGGTAGTTTGCAAATGGTAAATTGGAATCAAGTTTTAATCTTCCCAACAGCATTAACTGATTCAGAAGCAATAGCACTCACAACGCTCTAATAAAAATATAAAATAATGGCACTATACGACAAGGCAAGTTTAGTTTTAATTCCAAGTGGAACAAAAGAAGGGGTTTGCTTCAGCCAAAAACCTACTAATGGAGATGGGGATTTCACATTTACAAGAGCAAGTTCAGCGACAAGGGTTAATTCTGATGGGTTAATTGAAAAGGAAACGCAGAATTTATTATTGCAGAGTAATCAATTTGATACGACTTGGGTAAGATTTAATACAAGTGTAACAAGTGGGCAAAGTGGATATGATGGAAGTTCAGATGCTTGGCTTTTATCTAAAAGTGCGGCAAATGCTTATATAAATCAAAATTTTTCAAGTGGTAACTTAAACACATTTAGCATATATGCAAAAGCCGGCAGTTTAAATTGGATAGCCATACAAATAAGCGGCTCACCAAGTCCTTACGCTTATTTTAACCTTTCTGGTAGTGGGGCGGTAGGTACTGAAGTTGATATTATCGATTCGGTGATTGAAAGTGTTGGTGGTGGATGGTTTAGAATAAGTATTGCGGGAAACAATACTGGTTTTAATGGGGTTAACATATACCCAGCAGATGCAGACAATGTTTTGAGCGGCACAAGCGGAAACGTCTACATTCAAGACGCCCAACTGGAAAGCGGTTTAGTAGCAAGAGACTATTTAGAAACAACCACAACGGCAGTTTATGGAGGTATTACAGACAATATCCCAAGACTTGACTACACAGATGCATCTTGTCCTTCTTTGCTTTTAGAGCCGCAACGGACTAACATCTTATACCATAGTGAATACTTTGGAGCGTGGTCTGCTTTTGGAGGAGCGGTTCTTACACATAATGATGCTATCAGTCCTGAAGGGATTAGTAATGCAGTAAAAATTTCTACTAATGGAGTATTTAAACAAGACCCTACTGCGGCAAATACTGATTATGTATTTAGTGTTTTTGCTAAAACCAATACTGCTACTTCAGTTACTATAAATTATGTAGACCAAACTTCTCCATTCAGAGGGGGTACAATTATATATACATTTGCTACTGATGCCGTAGCAGTTACAGGTCAAAGTGAAAACAATAGTGTAACTGCGGAGAGAGAGGATTACGGCAACGGATGGATTAGAGTAATAATGAACTTCAAAACCAATGTTGCTAAAAATTACAACTATCAAGAAATCAGATTTATAGGAGGCGATGGTTGGATTTATGGAGCGCAATACGAAGCAGGAAGTTACGCAACAAGTTACATCCCTACCTATGGGGCGAGTGTGACAAGGGTTGGAGAAACTTGTAATAGTGCTGGTAATGCATCTACATTTAATGATTCTGAAGGGGTATTGTATTTTGAAGGTAGTGCTTTAGCTGATGATGGGACTAATAGATGGGTGGCTGCTTTGAGTGATGGCACTAACAATGAGCGTGTGCAAATAATTTATTTGTCAGATAATTCAATTGCTGCAAGTGTTATTTCTTCAAATAGCTCACAATGTTCTTTTAATTATAGTGATAGTCCAGCTACTGATTTTAATAAAATAGCTATCTTATACAAGCAGAATGATTTTAAAATGTATGTAAATGGTACACAAGTGGGTAGTGATACAAGTGGTAATGCACCAAATGGATTAGATACTTTAGGTTTTGAAAGACCGACAGGGGTTTCTCAATTCTACGGAAACGCAAAACAAATCCTATATTTCCCAACGGCATTAACAGACGAAGAACTCGCAGATTTAACAACAATATAATTATGAAAGTATTTAGAAAATATCAGTTTGGCAGTAAAGGTTCTGCTAGTACAAAGATTAACGCTTTAGGCGTAGATGAGGAAGGTAACCCAACACACAACAACGCCATCGTAAGATTGGGGAATCTTGTAGTTACACCAGCAGAGATTGACGCAGAAGGCAATGTTATTAC